ATGGCGGCAGACATTGACATGTCTGATCCGCGTGTCGCAGCATGGGTACGTAACAACAAATGGAGATTCAACCTGGTTTCAGGTGAGGGGGAAGAGCACCACTTACAGCTTGCTTGGACAAAAGACATGTCACTAAGTAAGTTCTTGGGCACCACCGGTTTAAGTATGGAGCAAGCAAATACTAATACCCATGTAGCCATGGGTGGAAACTCCCGTTATACAAATTCATTTAGACCTGGTTTTGGTGTTGACATTAATAAATTTTCAGAGGCGCTCCTTAGAAGGTGGGGTTACACCATAACCCCTGAAAAAATCATGTTACTTAGATCATGGTCCGACAAAGAAGGTACTGGTGGATCATACAACCCAATGAACGTAGTCTCTGGCAACAACCGTGTTGATCCGGCTACAGGATACGAACGAGCCGAAACAAACTACAACGTTAACGGTGGTGGCTTGTTCCCTGTGCAAAACTTTGACAGCTTTTCACAAGGTGTTGAATACACCGCGCTGCACCTAGGTACAAACAACTCCGCATTAATGAGCGTTTTGTCAAAACCCAACCCAACGGTTGACGAAATAAGAGGAGTACTATCCGCAGTTGGTAGAAAAACAATGCTAGGAATATTCAATGGTTACGTTGAAAAATCACAAGCTTCTGGATATGATATAAACGCTGCGTTTAACATGACCGGAACATCTGGAGTTCAAAAGATGATATCTGGTATGGACGTTGGTAAAAAAATGGCTGGATTTGCCGGTGATCCTCAGATGCCAGGTAGTGGTTCAACTTCTCCAGTATCACTTCCAAGTATTATGCCGGTGTCCCAATCGTCTGGAACTTCTTCAGTTGTTCATCAAGGGAGTACAGTTACTATATCACCAGTAATAAACTTGCAGACAACTGGTACTGCAGGGAATATAAGTGAGTATGATTTAAGATTAATGGCAAAGAGGATTGCAAAGTTAATCGAACAAGAAACAAACCTTGATAAGATCAGGAGAGCGTAAGTATGTCTTATAAGACAAGCAGGGACTCACTATTTCAGCAACTACCCCCCGGTGTTAGGCAGGGTGAGGTAACCAACGATCTAACCGTTGAAAACCAACCATTTTCGTATCCAACAAATATTGCTAGAGTTTCTGATTTTAGTGGACTTGGGCAAGGCTCCCTATCTAACGCCAATAACCAAAGTGTTACGCTAACGCGTGGGTTTATGAGAAACCTAATGACAGACCTAGGAGAAAACCAACCAAAATTCCCAGATGTTAGGTGTTTCTTTCAGTTTAACCCTCAAGACATTGAACATGTCATTGAAGCTAGAAAAGACATGTATTTGCCTATTCTTCAAGATCCAAACCAGCTACGCCAACCAATGGCTGGCAATGCAATGTTCAACTTTGAGCTAATTTTTGACAGAACAATGGAAGTTAACTCAGCCGTGTACAGCACTGTTTCTCAGGGTGGAGAACCAATTCCTAACACTAAGTCTCCAGGAACCGTGGGGGTGTTTCATGATTTACGTGTTCTGTATTCAATCATAGGTCAAGGTTTAAGTGAAGAGTTGCTTGAAGCACAGCAGGCAAAACTAAAGAATGACGTTAGACAATTTGCTATAAAAAACTACAACTCTTTAAACCTGCAATACAACTCAGAGACTACCGAGTTTAAGGCAAACCAAACTCTATTAGACCCGTCAGAAGACACCTATGGTGACGACCCCAATGCGGCAGCAACGGCCAACTTCTTAAATAGCATTGTGTCTAACCCCGAATCGTCATCTATAAATACATTCATGGCAGACTTCAACGTAGGGAACTCAGCTTTCTTAATTCCTCAACCATGTCGTGTTGTATTTTCACCAGTGTTTATGGTTGATGGATTTGTTATGGGTACAAAAGTTTTGTTTACTAAATTTAGTACAAAAATGATCCCTACTCAGTGTAAAGTTTACATAACTATGCAAGCTACTTATCTTGGATTTGCTAGAGCAAAAACATTTATAACTGAGCAACTTGATGAAACTGCAAGACAAAACACAGAAAACGATAGAATTGCTGTGAGTGAGTTAGGGTCTGTTGGGTTTGAGCTGTCTGGAGCTGTTTCCGACATTACGGTTGGGTTCTCCAGTGACCCTAGAGTAATAACCAAACCTGGCGATTCCGCACAGGGTCAGTACTCTACTGAGATTTATGATTCTATATTAAATGACATTCCAACTACAGTTGGATACGCTTACCAACCTTTTTGGTTATACGCTACCAAGGGGTTTTGGTACACTCGTCCATCGATTCCAAACTACGCTGGAGCACCAATTGGAACTGGTTCCAAATCAAATATCGCCGTTGATGGTGGTAGTGAGGATTACGACCCACTATATATGCTTCAAAGCCCATTAACAGACAGAACACCACACTTTCAACCACAGTTGTCTGTGCGAATTTCTCCTAGCGAAGAAAGCAAAAAAAGAATAAAAGAAGATGTGTTTGAAAAACTGCAGTCATCTAACCCAAAACTTACTTTTGAAGTAAAAGCACACATATTTGGCCCGTTTGCAACGCAAAACGATGCAGACACATTTAACGCAACCAAGATTGGAAAAACCCCTTTCTCTACTTTATCTACTGCTGTTACAGGCTCTGGTCTGTACGTTGGTAAGTATTCTGTTCGTAAGGAAATTGCCACAGCAGATAAGTGGGATGACTACGCTAAAGATCCGCAAAACTGGACTATGGACATGAAGGCCACCAATGATGACTCAAACAGTCTAAATACTGCTCCTGACCCAATAACCCCCAGTACTAAAAATGCCCAAAATAAATCTGTAGCAGATGAAGCAGACGCCAGAGTTGCAGCAGCTTATTCTGGCGCGTTGATCGACTTTCCTAGTAAAACACCTGAAATAAACACAGCTATAGAAAACACACAAAGGCTTTATTACGACGGGCTATCATCAAAAGTTGAAAAAATTAATCCAGACTGGAGCGGTCCGGATATAAACTTTAGAGGGTTAGTTGGAATGCCACAAGAGGTATATCAAATAACAGTAGAGAATGGTGGAGATAGATTAGACTCTCTACTACAGTTAGTAGACAATGTACACGGACTAAGCTCCAAGTATTTCTCTATAGTAGTTGATGCAGTAATTGTGTATGAAATTGAAACGGCAGCTGGTGTATATAAGAAGGCTTCTCCAGGAGGGGTTAGAAGCACCGCTGTTAAATTAGGTAGTGACTTTGGTTTTACAACTTCATTGAACTTGGGATGGGGGTCGTTGGCTGTTCTGCCAATTTAAACTATGAAGACAAAATACTTTTCTACTGATAGATACTCTTTAGACAGTTCTGGTCAAACTGCTTCAAGAACTAGGTTTGTTGCAAGTGGGTACTCTGTGTACACATCAGTCACCGGAGATACCTTTATGTCCTTAAGTATCAGATTTTTAGGGGATCAATCTCGTTATTGGGAAATCGCAGACATTAATCCTCAAGTTGAATGGCCCGATAGAATACCAATTGGTACAACACTTAGGATTCCAATATGATTGGCCCTTCTATAAACAAGTTTTCTGCAAGCTGCAGATTCCAAATACACGGAGTACCATTAGACCACACGACTATTATTGAATACGAACTTTCGTTGTCCGAGAACAAACACGACTTATTAATCGTAACTATGGCTGGCGTTCCAGCAGCCGCAGTAACTGATTACATAGGAGTACCCGTAACTTTTTCCCTTGGAGAGGGTGTGGGGACATCACAACAGTTTGTTGGGTATGTTTCGTATGTTGAACCAATGCATAACGCAAAAGACGGGCTGATCAACAAAAGCCCAATACAGCTAGCAAAGGTGTACTGCATTGGGGCATCAATGGTCATGAAAGAAGTAAGATCAAAAGTATGGGAAACCCCTACACTTACAGAGATCGTTACTTTTATATCAGACACTCATGGATTTAGCGTTGATTACCCTAAGGACTCCTATAAGCCTGTCCGTCTAGTTCAGTCAAACGAAAGCGACTGGTCGTTTTTAAATAGAGTCTGCAAGAAGTTTGGTTTGTCATTTTCTCTACACGGAACACACCTTCATCTGTGGGACAGAAACAAATTTACTGGCAGAGCATCGTCTTACCATAGAGCTTTAACTAGCAATAGGACTCAAGAAAACAGGCCATTCTATGTGCTTAATTTTGAAGCAACCCTAGGAAAGATCTCGTCTTCGGGAGACCGCAGTCGAAATGTGGTTACTGTTTTGGATTCACAAAATAACATACATGTAGTAGTAGACGAAACCTCTGAGTACTTTCCCGGATCGACTGATTCGCCTAAGTTATTTAAAAAACCTCTTACGCTATCTCTGAACTCTTTAGAAGAGGGTGTTAGAACTATAGATTCATACGACAAGTACAACTCAATTTACAATGCAAAACTTAACGTAATGTATGGCGGAGGAGCTGTGCCTGGTGGCATACTTTATCTTGATGGGTTTGACTCAAAGTTCGATGGGTTCTGGTATATATCTGACGTAACTCATTTTGTTAAATCAGAGAACTATGTAACAGAGTTAATCCTGGCAAAATCAGATGAGTTTAACCAGGTTGTTGATACTTCCAATGTCACTACATTTCAAATACCACCGGAGTACAAGATGAGTTTTAATGAAGAATGGATTGCTAGCACAGCTAGGGTGTTGGAATATGCCTAGCTCAGATATAACACTGCACAGGGCCCTTGTGGTTAGGGTATCTGGGGATGAAGTATACGTAAAGATCCCAAGCGTACTTGGGGCAAATGAGTCAATAGCGTTACACACCCCCAAGACCCCGGCAGTTAGCTGGCCCCCTGTTGATGGTAACCAGTTAATTGTTGCAGTTGAAGGTGAGAACTTTAATAAAGTTTACGCTATAGCAAATATTGACACTGGTATATAGTTTGGAGTAACCATGAAGTCTATAAAGATACCGTTTTCGTTCGTAGGTGGGAAGATAAACTCCACAACGGACGAGGGTACTATCGCCAACCAAAAAATAGAGGCTGTGTTAACCACAATGCGTGGAGAACGTATTTTAAACCAAACGTTCGGCAGCGACATGAAACTACTTGTAAATGATACACCTAATGAAATTATTTTAGCTGATGCTAAAATAGAAGCTATATATGACTTAAAGGGTCAGGTGTCGGGTGCTCAAATAATTGATATGAATTTTGACCTTGATTCACTGACTAGCGATGACCCAACTTTAAATGTATATGTTACATACAAACTACCACTAGGAAACTATAGGACTGGGAGAGTTAAACTGGCTGTTCCTGGGTTAATTACAGAAGATACGATTGTGTAGGTAACTAATGACATCTGACCAAACATTTAATTACGCAAGTAGGACCTACGGTACTATCCGCCAGGACTTACTTGCTAGAGCTTCTACAGTAGCCCCAGAATGGACTGACAGAGACGCGTCTGATTTTGGTATGTTATTTGTAGACCTATGGTCGTATATCGGGGACATAGTTCACTATTACATTGACCGCACCGGTAGGGAATCCTTTATCTCCACAGCAACACAAAGAGAGAGCTTGTTGGCCTATGCCAACATGTTTGGGTACAAGCCAAGCGGTCGTGAATCTGCAAGAGGTTCTGTATATATAGCAAACTCTTCCAGTGCTTCTGCGTATACGCTACCTATTAACTCTCAACTTCGCGCAAACTTTGACAATGTTAACTACAATTTTTACACCACAAACGCTATAACCATAGCCCCAGGAACGGTAGAAGAAGTTGAAGTCGTTGAAGGAAAGCTAGTCACCAACGACGTATTAACTACCTCATCCTCCGGTTCTCCCAACCAGTCGTACATCCTAACTACTACTGATCCAGCGATATCTTCAATAGAGATAACCGTAACAGAAGACGGTGTAGATGTCCCATACCTACAGTACGCTGACATATCAGACATGTCTAGTGGGTCTAGAGGGTTTATAGTTAAACTAACGTCCGCTGGAACAGTTCAGGTTAGTTTTGGTAACCGTATTAACGGGTTTGTTCCACCAGCTGGATCTAAGATAACAGCTTCCTACACTAGAAGCTCCGGGGTTAATGGCAACTTAGGAGCTAACCTAATTTCTTCTTTTGTGGAAAACCACCCAAGTTACATTACGATCTCATCATCGACAGCTACCACCAGCGGTACAAACGGTGAGACTGCGGAAAGCTTAAAGTCAAATATCATTTCATCAATACGCACACAGGATAGAGCTGTGACCCTACAGGACTACGCGGACATTGCTAAAACGGTTTCTGGGGTATACAAAGCTATCTCTTCGTATACACCATCTGCCCTGGGCAGCTCAGCTGGGGCATCGGTAACAATCTACGCACTACCGTTTGTCAGTGACTTCCTGACTACCACTAGCTATTCAATAACCGTTCCAACAACTTTAAAAAATGACGTTATAGAAAAGTTGACCCCAAGAAGTATGATTGGCGTAACACCCGTAGCAGCTAGTACTGTGACTTTAAGACGATTAGACATAACTGCGTCTATACAAGTTTCCGAAGGGTTCGTTAGTAGCTGGGTCGAAGCAAATGTTAGAAACGCCATTGATGGGCTATTTACATTTGATAATGCAGACTTTGGAAAAGAGATTCGTAGGGGAGAGGTATACAAATTGTTGATGAATCTTACAGGGGTTGACTACATCGAAATATCTGACTTTTCGATAGAAGATGGTTCTAATACAGTAAACGCAGTGCTTGACCCTACACATATTCTCAGAAAGGGCAATATAACATTGACGTTTGCTGGAGGGATGGGTAGCTAACTAATGGCCCGCAAATCTTTCGTAGTACGCAGCTCTGCACCAAGTGGTGGTTCTTATCTACAGTATTATCCAGGTGGTGTTGGGGCATCACTGGGGTCTGCTAGCGCTACGGGTTCTGCTTCAGCAGCGTACATACGTGGTGACGGAGTTCAAGCTAGACCAACACTTGGTACAGCTGTACCTGTTGGTAATGTTCTTTATAACGCAGCGTACTTTGAAGCAGTGGCGTCTAGCTACCAAGAAACCACTCTTACATGGGATCTTACCTTGTACGACACAGACCCATCAAACCCAGGTTTGGTAAAACCGTATTCGGTTTTAATTGTGTACTCTAATTATGGGTGCCCAGATACTATCTCAGAGGGATTTGTTCTAGTTGAAACTAGAGATTCAAAAAAGCATGTGCATACACCAGTATTAGGTAGCTGGGCGTACTACTCAATGTTCATTAGGTACCGCTCACACGATGGTGATGACTACTACGAAATCGTGTCAAAGATCCCAGTGCTGCTACCGGTTGACCAAGATTCTTTGGAAGATCTTTACTCAAAAATTCCTGAGCACTATCGAGCCTTGGATGAGAATAGTTCTGGGGATCTTCGTAAGTTCCTGTCTATATTTAGTTGGGACTTAGACAAAATAAAGTCAACACTTAGACATTCCCTATCGATGCGCGACCCGTTAGTAGCGGATGAAGAATTACTAAACTATGTCGCTCAGGATCTAGGAGTTACCCTACAAACTAATGACGTTGGATCTCAGAGACTTAGAGACTACTTAGTTAACTTCTCTAGACTAAAGAAGAGAGCGGGGTCTAAGTCTTCGATAGAAGCACACCTAGAAGCTCTGTGTGGGGCTGACGTTGAGATAAACGATACCTTAAAGACTATAAGTGTTTACCCGCAAAGAGTTAACCTTCTCTATGATCCAGCATTTGTAAATGGGGTTGCGTCGGGTATCGATGGTGGTGAGCCCACTGTTAGTAACAGCGCAATCTCGTATGATTCTGGTGTATTAGGTGAAGCCCAAACTATTTTTTATGACGGTGGAGACACGCCCACAACTACTCTGAGTTCGGGAACAGCCACGACAGAGCGATGGGTAAGCTTTCCAGACCCTACCAATGCCCTCTACTCTTATTTAGAGACAGCTTCTACCGCTTCTCCGGGAAGCCCCAAGTACGTAAAAGTAACAGGTGGGGACATCCTATACTTCTCAATCTCAGTACCAACAGAAAGCGACGTTGCTGACTACGTAGAAGATTCTATTCAGTCAGTATCGTTCTACTACGCTGGAGGAGCATCAGGTGGGTCAGCCAACTTGATAACCACAGACATCACTGCTCAAGAGTATGCTGGGAAGAAGTACTGGAGATTAGAAGTTCCAAGCAGTGTTACTACCTACACAAACGCAGTTCTTAGTATTAAGTTTGCAAACAGCGTTGGTAGCTTTTCCATATCATACGCTGACTTTAAATACGCCCTTCTTGAAAGAAACACAATTGGTGAATACTTTGATGGTAACACCGTACGGGGCGGATGGTTGATTGGTTCTACTGGGTCGATATCTGACTACAGGTGGAAGGGCACCCCAAATGATTCTCAGTCAGTATTCTCGTCAAACTGGGCAAAAACACAGAACGTTATAGACAGACTTCTGCAGTATATTATTCCTGTTACAGAGTCCATATCGTCTGGAACACTGTATAGTAACGGGTACTATAAGACTACCGGTGGTTCTATAACAAAACTACCAACTTACAAGTACACTTTTACATACGACAAAATACCGGGAGAATAAGATGGAGCTACTCATAGCTAGTTTAGCTGTGTACAAGATATTGCAGTTTATTGATTCTCTGCTTCCCAAAGAGGCAATGCCATGGGTGAAGCTCCTAGCCTCTCTAGTGCTTTCATACGGTGTATGTGTGGTTATGAAGGTAGAGAATATTTTTGTAAGTGGTGCTGCAGTAGCTGCCATATCTGGTACAGTTCACTCAGTTCTCCGATTACTAACGCTTCTTGGAGACTCCGCTTACAGAAAAAACATTAGATAGGAGCTAACTTGAGTAAGAGTTCGACTTACGGGATTCTAGGAACGTCAGATGTGCCTAGAGAAGTCATTGTGGCGTCACTGTCCGATAGTGGTAACGCACAGTACATCATTCCTTGGTACGGCACCAAAAAGATATCACCAGCTCTTGAGTATGTGTATGACTGGCTCATTGACAATGAGATCAACTACCAAGTAGTTGAGTCTACGGAAGGACGCCCATTACCAAATGCAATTAAAAAGCTGGCCACGGAAGTAACCCAAGCCGATGCAGTAGACATAGAGATCATGATGTGCCTCAAAAAGCATGAGGACAGCGCTGCGTTGATCATGTGGGATGAGGAGAACCCTCAGAGATCATTGTTCCTTGCCTCAACAGCAATTAGCATGGGCATCCAATCATTGGAGCTTACAAACGGGTTGGTTCCCATCATTGTTGAGGACTCTGACTTGATTGTGTCTTCAAACAACGACGACACATCAAAAATGCAGATTGTTGCAAAGAGCAATGCAGAAGCGCACATTGACACTCTTCTAGATCTAGACACGAGCAGCTTTGACAGAGAAACTTTAGAAGTGATGCCAGCAGTGTCGGTTAAGCGTATGGCAGCAAATGCTGGGTTTGATGTGAAGACTAAGGAAGAAGCCATCAACGCCCTAACAGGTGGTGTTGCTGAGGAACCAAAATCAAAGTTTGATGTTGGCACGGTTCTACTGATGTTCAACGATGGTACAGAACTTGGGTTCTCGATGAATAAGGATCTTCTACAGAAGATCATGGATGTAGTCTTAGAGTATCAATCAAACTTGTAAGAGTTTCTGACACAAAGAGAAAAGCCCCAGGAAAATCCTGGGGCTATTTCTTGTACCTACAACTGTAGGTAACTAGTGAGTTCACTTCTTCTTGGGAGCTGCCTTCTTGGCAGGTGCTGACTTCTTGCCCTTGGCGGGACCCTTGCCATAGCCGGGGTCCTTCTTGTCCTTAAGGCCACATCCACATGATGCACACATACTAGTTACCTCCCTTCCGGTACTTGCTTGTCTTCTTTGCAATCTTATCGGGTTGTTTCACAAATTGCTTGCCTTCGGCATTACCTTTTGCTTTTGCCCGATTGGTGGCAGCTTTTTCTGATGGGGATAGAGAGTCCCATGCCTTGTCTGGTAGGTAGCGCTTCTTGCCTTTGGATTCGGAGCCGTCAGAGGTGCGCCATTTCTCATTAGTCCACTTATCAAGATCCTTTTGCGGCTTAGCTTTAGCCATGGTCAGTCCTTGTACCCGCCGCCAGCTTCCTTGTAGCGCTTAGCCAGAAGCTGGGCTTTGCGGGCAGACCACTCACCTGGGTCGCCGCCCTTGGTGCCAGCTTTGATTTCATTGAACAGGCGCTTGCGCAGAGCAGGCTTGGTGTAGTTACCAGCCTCATTGACCTTTGATTCGGCCTTCTTTTTAGCAGCCATCAGCAATCCCACTTACGAAGTGACTTGTTGATGCGTGAGTCGGGGTCGTTTGCGGTCTTCTTTGAAGTGTTCTTTTTCTTCATACCCTCCATGCGGGCACAGAAAGACTCACGACGAGCAGCATCCTTCTTGGACCTTGCTGCGCCTTCTTTGGACACGGGGGGCTTTAAGTTATGACCCTCTTTCTTTGCAGAAGCACGACCCTTAGCGTTTAGCCCGCCCTCGGGATCTTTACCTTCTTTACGTTGCCATGCTGGACTTTTTGCCATAAATACCTCACTTAGTCGAGGCGCGGAGTTGCCACGCCCATTTTTGGTGCATATCAATACGACCGGAAATAAAATCAGCTATGCCCTGCTGGTCTGCTTTGGTAGCCTTTTTAAAAACATCGTTTAGAGTTTTAATGACTGACTCATTTGCGGTGAGCAAAGCTTTGGCCATGGCCTTTGGAGTAGGTTCTACATCTTTAAACGTTACAGTGGTAAGTTCATTAAACTTCTTTAGGCTAAATGGCGCGTAGTCATCCAGCTTTCTAACGTTCTCAGCAATGGGGTCGATTGAACCGTAAGCATCCTCATAAATGTCGGCAAACAGCCCGTGGTACTGACTGAAGTCTTGCCCCTCCACGTTCCAGTGATACCCATGAGCCATGAAGTAGAATGTAACCACGTCAGACATGAGTACTTTTAAAGCTTTAATTAATTCTTCCATTGTGCTCCTAGTCAAACGGTCACCCCAAATAATACCACCTCAACAATCGTTGCGGATTGCAAATCCGCCCGCTACGCTTCCGAGTCCAATGGGAACTAGCAACGTATTTGGTGGGCGATTTATAGCCGTGCCCGAGTGGGCCTTGGCCTACATAAACGAGCATGGGCAACCACGCGACCTACAGATTCTGACTTGCCTTGTGTCAATGATAAACTTGCACGATAAGTCGGTAACTGTGTCTGTGGTAGACCTAGCGAAAGTCGCCCGCACTTCAAAAGAAACTGTAAAGAGATCACTCAAGTGGTTGTCCGATAACTTTGTAATTGGTGTTACGGTTGGCAAAAAGCCAAGCCCAAACACCTACACGGTACACTACACACAGCAAGTAATAGGGTCATCAGTGACCCCATATAGGGTCATGGATGACCCATTGATAGGCACACCAGTGACCCCATTCGGGGTAGGGGGTGGGGTCACACATGACCCTATCAAAACGATTGAAATCCCAGCGTGCGATGGGTTTTCTGAAACCCCTAGAGTATTACTACTATTGAATAGAGAAAATACAGAATCTATAAAGAGGGCCGATGGCCAGGATGGTATGGTTGTAGACATGATTTTAGGTGCAGACCCAAACGAAATCTCTAAGGTTGAAGAACCGGTAAAACGCAAACCGCGTCCAGAGGTAAACAACCTAGTAAACTACTTCGTATATCACCCACGATCAGTGATGAGTTGCTCCTACACTTTCCAAGAAACTCAAATACTGAGAAGAACCATGCGGTTGTTGCTTGACTCAGGATTGACACGGGCATCCATTGCAAAAATGATTGATAAGTTCTTCAGCACAGACCGTATGCGGTCAGCAGATTCACCAGTACATATGTTCTCTAGCAAAGCTGTACAGCAGTCATTGATGGAAAAGGTTGAAACTGAGCTGGATAGTGACACCAGCCCGGTGCTCACGTTGATGCTTAACGATTTCAACAGAGACAACGTACAACTACCGTGGGACTCATCGTCAGACAAACACCTGCGCAACACCGTGATTATGACTGCAATAGACGCGTGCTATCGCTACCCAGAAGTAGTTGCTAGAGTTATTGAATCAACTGCGGACTTCTCAGTTCCAGAGTTTAGAAATAAACTTTCAGCCCTTAACTCGCTGGTTAAGTGGCATCTCAATACAGAGGATTGCGATAGAGATGAGCTCCTTAGCACCCTCTCCGATATCACACTTCCAAAAGAATTGCTTGCTAAAACACGCTCATCCTTGAGACCCGCTGCTGATACGATTGTGTCAGCAATTTACAATTACAGAAGAGGTTCTCATGGGGTATGACGGTGTGTTTGCATTCGCAAGTTTTGAAGACCTTGTTCACTTTGTGAATTGGGTCACATCATCATTTGATGACCCACAAGAGTTCAAAGACTGGATAGAGTCACGGACTCTCGACTTTGCAGAAATCGACAACCAATTTTGGAGCATAATTGAAAATGGCTATTATTCGGAAAGCAACGGCTCAGACCTTCCCAGTTCCGACTGATTGGAAATCAGAAAAATGGTGGCGCAATCGTTCAACTGACGAGCGCCTGTTTCACACCCGCATACCCACTAGGTGGTTGTCGTTTACTCTAGACAACCTAGAAGTCAGCGATTCAACAAAGTCTGACGTTTCAGAGTGGATTGCAAACTACCAACCAGGAGACAGTCTGTTCTTGCATGGCAAGTCTGGTTGTGGCAAGAGCGTTGTTGCTCAAGCCGTTCTTGCTCAGCTAGTCGCAAACAATGAACTGTCTGGGAGATTTGTTAGCAGTGATCGGTACATCGACATGCTGAAAGACACCTTTGAGCAGGACGGTGGGTTGCTCCCAGAGATGTACTCCATGCCCTACCTACTAAAATACATTCAGGGTGTGTTTGACATTGTGATGCTTGATGGTGTTGGGCAGGAACGAGAGACAGACTTTTCAACACATGAGATAGGTAGCTTGATTAGACGCAGATACGAAGACACTAGATCCATGATCATTACAACAACCATGGGAGTCATGGACTTCAATCGTCGGTACGGTGATCGTGTAAAGGTAGCGACAACGGAGATGACCGAGATTAGGGTTTCATAATGGAGCGTGGGGATATATCCGATTACACGACGATTGCCCAATCGTGTATATGGGAAGGGGTTTTGGCAAACCCACCTGAAGGATTTACTTCAAAAACTCGTTATCGTCTGTACGAGAGAGCCAACAATTGGGAGTCAGCTATACCAATGTGGAAGCCGAACGACCTATCGGTTCGTTCAATTGCAGACTGTACAAACAGGCTTCACATCGGTACTGACGTAATCACGTTTCTTTCACAGGACGCCGTAGACCCTATATACAACTGGCTCCTTCGGAAAGGAATTACCACAACCGTGTTGTATTACCCGTCAGCCAAAGAGTATGCTCTCGACCTGCGTTACAACCGGGGAATAAAAACTGTCTACGTTGCCAACGACGATGATGCTTTCACGATAGGCTTACGAGCTCACGTCGTTCAACCAAACACTGCTTGGAGAATTTGATGGCTTCCAGTGAGCTGTATCTCGTTTCAAAAATCATTCAAGAAAAAGACATGACGACGCCAGTGCGAGCAGGACTAAAGCCTGATCACTTCACTGGGTCGTGGGTAGAGGTGTGGTCTTGGCTACTTGACTTTCAAAGAACACACGGAGCAGTACCGACTGAGCGGGTATTCTCACAAGAGTTTGGTGACATTCATTTGGAGGATGCATCAGGCGAAACATTCTCCAGATTGATCGATGAGGTTCTGTCTGCTTATCGGCAGAGAACCATCATGGATTCTTTGTCTCACGCCATACCTGCAATCAACAACAATGATATTGACGACGCAATGGCCGCTCTTGCGGCTGGTCTACAGAAAGCGTCAGTTGAATCGTCAAGACTTCGTGACATTGATATCATTCAAAACTGGGAAAACCGCATGTCTCGTTACGAAGAGATGCGCAACACACCAAACGCTTTGCGTGGTATACCAACAGGGTTTCATGGTCTTGACAGAATCACTCACGGACTACGCCCACAACAGTTTATTGTCTTTGCTGGAGAGCCCAAGCGAGGAAAGTCATTGTTTGCTTTGATCTTGGCTAACTCAGCACACATCCACGGCAAGAGACCATTGTTTGTTTCGTTTGAGATGAGTATTGAGGAACAGGAAGCTCGGTACGACTCACTTATTTCCAGAGTTCCTTACACACGGATACTTTCAGGAGATTTGTCAAATGCGGACATGGCAAAAATCAAGCGTGCATTGAGTCTCCGAAAGAACATGCAACCGTTTGTGTTTAGCGAAGACACATCTTCTCTAACTACTGTCACAGCTCTGGCTGGCAAAGTACAGGAGTATCAACCGGACTTGCTTGTTGTCGACGGTGTGTACTTGATGGACGATGAAGAGGGTGAAGCCAAGGGTTCCCCACAAGCACTGACCAACATCACTAGAGCACTAAAGCGACTTGCCCAACGGTTTGACATTCCTGTCGTAGCCACTACTCAGGTTCTCTCTTGGAAGCTACAGAACAGAAAGACAAGAGCAGTTACAGCTGACGCAATTGGTTACACCTCGTCGTTTGCACAGGACGCTGACTTGATCCTTGGTGTAGAGCGCAACCCAGACGTTGATGATCAAGCAATTATCAGAGTTGTCCTAGCAAGAACTGCACCAACTGGAGAAGTGCATGTAAAGTGGGACTGGTCTACTATGGAGTTTGAGGAAGTAAACGACTATGACGACTACATCAACCCCTCATTCGATTAACATCGCTCAAGTCCTAGAGTCAGTGGGCGTAGAGATCAAGCGAGTTGGTGAACGAGAGATCACCGGTAAATGCCCTGTCCACATTAGGACGGTTGGGCGACATGACAACTCCCCGTCATGGAGCATGAATGCCAACACCGGACTATGGATTTGCTTTTCCTGCGGAGCCAGAGGGTCTTTGTCCTCACTTCTGTACGAACTGACTGGTGGAGCCAACTCTCTTGACATACAGAAGATGTTGGTTGAGTCTTCTTTTGAAGCCCTAAAAGCACCAAAGATCGTACAAGAAGAAACCTACGTAGATCGAGATGTGTTCTTTGGGTTCGCAAGAGTACCAGAAGCTTTGTGTGAGTCAAGAAACCTTGACCCAGAGCTAACGCACAAGCATGGCGTTAGGTGGAACAAAGATCACAGAGCCTGGGCCATACCGATAATGTCGCCAACAGGTCGCTTAGAGGGTTGGCAAGAGAAGAAGCATGGTAGTGTGCTGAACTACCCAAACGGAGTAAAAAAGTCCAAGACTCTATTTGGCATAGAACGCTTTAGAAGCACTACAGCTGTACTTGTTGAATCGCCATTGGACGTAGTTCGGTTTGCATCTCTTGGGTTAGATGCTCAGGCATTAGGTACCTTCGGTGCGTATGTATCTGATGAACAACTAAGATTAACTTTGTATGTCGCTGATAGAATTGTTGTAGCTATGGACAACGATGACGCTGGGATTGCTTCTAGTAAAAAGATTTACAAAGCAATAGGTACACCAAGAGCAGGGCTTTTGTGGTGGAACTACAGTGGTTCAGACTGCAAGGACATAGGTGACATGGAAGACGAGGAAATTAAGGTAGGATTAGATACCGCAACTGTCCTACCACCTTGGATTACCTAACATGTTTACAGGATCTCTATACCCATACCAAGAAGAGTCTGTCGAAAAAATGCTCGACAGAGGCCAAGTGCTACTCGGGCTTGTGATGGGCGCCGGTAAAACCGTAACAACTATTGCCGCCATAGAATCCCTTTTTGAGAGTAACGAAGTAGATCGTTGTTTAGTTGTTACCCCAGCGTCGCTGAAGTACCAGTGGAAGCGTGAGATTGAAAGGTTTACAAACTCACGTGTAGTTGTAATCGACGGTACTGTCAAAGCACGCGAACGCTGTTGGAAATCAGCATTATCAGCTCGCTATATCATCGTAAACCCTGAGTGTCTATTGCGAGACCTTACCTTGTTTAAAAAGGTAGATTGTCAGGCAATTGTTGTTGACGAAGCAACTATGCTTAAGTCACGGGTTAGCAAGAGATCAAAGTTAGTTAAAAAGATTGCTAAGCCGATGCTGTACCGGTACGCCCTTACAGGACAGCCTATTGAGAATAAACCTGAAGAACTGTTTTCAATAATGGAATTCGTAGACCCAACGGTTCTTGGCCCGTTCACAGACTTTGACCGCACATTCATTGTGCGTGATCAGAAAGACTCGTGAAGACATCGCTGATCAACTTCCTGAGATTATTCACCAAGTAATCCCTGTACCATTTGATGAGGCTGGGGCTTCCCTCTATAGGTCAATCGCAAAAGACTTGTTGTACCATCTACAACAGGCTATGTCTAAACATGGTGGGTCTTTTAACCTATGGAAGCACTACAACGATCCTGAGTCTAACGAAGCCCAGGGACAGATTATGTCCAGGTTAACGGTGCTAAGGATGCTGTGTGATAACCCACAACTAGTGGTTAGATCCTCAGAAATTTACGCCGATCCAAAGAGGCCTGATGAAGGCAGCGCTTATGCTCATGATATCTATTCTAGAGGACTCATGTCTAAGGTTACGGCGTCTCCAAAATTAGATGCAGTGGTCGAGTATATCGAGGAAGTTCTCTCCGCCGATCCCAAAAACAAAGTAGTTTTGTTTTCCTTCTTTAAGGAGAACCTAAGACTGATTCAACAAGCAACTTCAAAGTTAACGAACAGCGTTCTGTTCATGGGTGGTATGAGCGCTGAGGAAAAAGACAAGGCAAAACAGCTATTTGGAAACGATCCAGACACACGTCTGTTCTTATCTTCTGATGCTGGGGGATACGGAGTAGACTTGCCGATGGCAAACTACCTGATATCCTATGACCTCCCGTGGAGTAGCGGTAAGCTAGAACAAAGAGAAGCGCGAATAATCCGGTTATCTTCACAATTTCCCCATGTAACTATTGCAACTTTTGTTATGCAGGGTAGTATTGAAGAGAGACAGTATGAGATGCTGCAACAAAAGCGTTCAATTAACGAAGCGTTTGTCGATGGGAAACACCACGACCACAAGGGTGGGTTTGACATTACATTGGGTAGCCTCTCAAACTTCTTAAAACAATCACACGTATAGGAGAGACATGGAAAAGGTTGTTAAGATTATCCGTAGATACCCTGCTCAGGAGTTAGCCCTGATCAGCAAGGAATACAGTGACCTTAAGAGCTTAATTGATAAGTACCAGGTCAGACTAGATCAACTAAAGAAAGAGCTAAATGACCAAGCAGACACCTTTGGTGACGAGGATGACAAAGGACATAAGTGGCTGAGAGCTGGAGACTTCCAGATCAAAAGAGAGCGTCGTGTTTCGGTTAACCTAGATTCTAGGGAGGCTGAGTCATGGGCCAAGGAGAACAACATTTGGGATGATGTGTCTGAGGTAGTTAGAGTACTGGATGAAGATAAGCTTCTTGGTAAGGTATGGGAAAACCCAGAGCTAAAGCCAGCCCTAGACAACTTGTATGTAAAGAAAGAGACGTGGGCTTTCAAGTTCTCAGAAAGCAAGAGTTATGACGACGAGTGAAATCTACGAATGGTTAAAAGCACACGCTGTTGTGCATACTGCAACTGGTGGAACTTACGACGTAGTACGCTTTAAACAGGCAGTGTCCTTGATTGAGTTTTTGATGGAAGAACGTGACTACTGGAAGAACGCCTACATGGAGGCAACAAGTGCCACGCGATCCTCTTGACTTTTTCAATGATCTACCAGACTTCCCTGGAAAGACCCCACCAAAGAATCGTTCTTCAAAGAAGTCTGACAACCGACTTGACGACCGTTTCAACGGAGCAAAAGGTAAAGTCTTTAGAATTAGTGGTGAAGAGCGGGTGTTCTACACAGTAGGAGAACTTGCAAAATGCTTGAATCGTAAGCCAGTTACGATTAGGATGTGGGAGCAACAGGGGTGGATACCCAAAGCCACCTACAGAACACCCACGCCAAGGGGCGAACAAATTCCTGGAAAAACTTTGAAAGGTCGTAGACTTTACAGTTTGGAGCAGGTAGAGTTCTTGATGGATGCTCTTGAGCATTTCAAGATAGACGATCCCAACAAGGCCAATTGGGATGGTTTCAGAAAACACATAAAAAACAAGTGGCCCAACTAACAAGAGAAAAGAGAAAAACATGTCAAGATACGACGACGACGATACCGAAGTGATGGAAGAAGAAGCTCCTGTACGCCGACAGACAAAGGTAGTAGAGGACGACGACGCGGTATCTGTTAGTGCCGCGAGTGCCATCCGCCGTGGATGGGGAGCAGTAGAGCAGGCAAAGTCCGCAGACTCACCGTACGCCCAACGCCTTCGTGTTAGCGAAGAACCAATCATCATCAAGTTCCTTGAAGATGAGCCTTACGCTACCTACAGACAGCACTGGGTTGAGCGCTCAGGACAGAAGTCATTCACCTGCATTGCCGACCTCGACCCCAAGGGTTGCCCACTGTGCGATGCCGGTAGCCGTCCGTCAACACGGTTTGCGTTCAACGTTGTCTTGCTGTCTCCTGATTCAGAGCCAGTCCTGAAGTCCTACGAGGTTGGTCCTAGAGTCATTGACCAACTCAAGAACTTCCACGTTGACCCACGGCAAGGACCTTTGTCTAAGCACTTCTGGGCCGTAAGCCGTTCGGGTAAGGGTGCTACCTCCGCAACCAACCACCAGCTGGTCAAGGAGCGAGACCTAGAAGAGTGGAACATCGATACCCTGACTGAAGCAGACTTCAAGGTCATGAACAAGTCTGTGTACACCGCCGATATCATTCAGATCCCGTCCCGCAAGGACCTCATCCAGATTGCATTGGAAGATTTGTCTGACTGATATGTCACAACTCAACAACCACGTGGGGGGCCTCATGGCCCCCCACGTAGTATCTTCAATTGAAGAGCTTCACAAAATTGTCCAACACATCCAGAGTGTTGGCGCTTTTGCTTTTGACGTAGAAACACGCGGCAACGTAGAACGTCACAGTGATGTTCTTGCGTGGATTGAACAAGAGTGGAAGCAGCACGAAAGCACTCTGAAAACAACATCTGAGGATGTGTTGGCTAGATCTAAAGAGGCCATCATCACTAGGTGGCAAAACACTTTGGCCCTAGATCCAATGAGAAACGAAGTCTTTTGGATTGGCTTAGCAACAGAGGGTAAGTCCTGGGCCGTACCCATGGGCCACCCAAATGGTGAGATACTCGTACCAGAAGAACGGGGTGACGGTACAACCACACCACCTCTTGGTTACCGCAAAGTCTTAGCAAATGGCAAAGAGTCCATGGCAAAGGCTAGGTACTACATACCGGCTGAGTACTCAGCAGCTCCTGAGCAACTTTCACGTACTGACGTGTTCAAAGTTTTGGAACCAATCTTCTTTAGTGATGTTGTCAAGGTTGGCCACAACGTCAAGTTTGACGCCAGATCGATCCGCAAGTATTACAACGACCGCTTACCCGATGGGCCGTTCATCGACACGATGATTATCCAGCACATTCTCAATGAGAATCTTTCTGAGTACAGCCTTGACAAACTGATTGCCCACAATTTTGGGGGCTTTAACCCCTATCACATGGACGGCAAGATTGGTGCAATAATCACTCAGGTGCCATTCTCCAAAGCAGTTAGGTACGTGCACCTAGACGTAAAGTGGACATGGCATCTATACAAAGTCCTGTGGCAAAAGATCCAAAATAAAGAGCAGTTGCTTTCCTGCCTTCGGCAAGACATGGAGGTTATCCGTGTGTTGATGGACATGGAAGACAACGGGATACCCGTAGACCATCGCTCCATGACTAGGCTTGGCAAAGAGTTAGACACTCATCTAAATGAACTCTTGCTTGGGATGATGGATTACGCACCTCCTGGGTTTAACCCAGACAGCCCTAAGCACAAACAACAACTGTTGTTTAGCAAGAAAAGCGAGGGTGGTCTTGGGCTAAAGCCCACCAAGTACACCGACAAGGGTTCGGCATCGGTTGATGAAGAAGCTCTTCGCAATCTTGAAAGCAAACACCCTGTAGTACCGCTGCTTATAGACTGGGCAGAAACTAAAAAGATCAAGTCAACCTATGTTGATGGGTTACTTACCAAACTACACAAAGGTTCTCTGCACCCGTCGTTCCACCTGCATAGAACAGCTACTGGAAGACTTTCCTCCAGCAACCCCAATCTGCAAAACATCCCAAGAGACAGTAGCGTCCGTGGTTTATTCGTAGCTAACCCCGGCCATGTATTGCTAGTCGCTGACTACGACCAGATCGAGCTTCGTGTTATGTGCATGTTCTCCGGAGACAAAAAGATGAGCGAGTTTTTCTTGAACAACGAGGACATCCACGCGGGTGCTGCCGCTCTTATCCTAGGTAAGGATGTGTCTGAGGTTACCCCAGAAGAACGCCAGCTTGGTAAAGGTGTTAACTTTCTCACGGCTTATGGTGGTGGCCCTCAAAAGTTGGCAAGAACCACAGGAGTTGACGTAGAACACGCACGCTCCGTCATCGATCAGTACTACAAGCAGTTCTCTGGCATCACTAAATGGAAAAAGAGTGTTATTGAAGCAGGTATCAAGAATGGGTACGTTGAGACCATCTCAGGAAGACGGCGTAGACTGCCAGATCTGCGCTCGGATGACAGCATGTTAAAGTCCAGAGCAGAGAGACAGGCAGTCAACGCGGTGGTACAGGGTTCTGCTGCTGACATATGTAAGAAAGCCATGATTGATGTAAACAATGTACTAACTGGGACAGGATCAAAGATCTTAGTCCAGGTGCATGACGAACTAGTAGCCATGGTCCCAGAGCAGATAGTTGACGAGTTACAGCAAAAGTTTGTATTAGCTATGGGAGATGGTAACATTATTAATGGTATTCCGTTAAAAGTTTCATGCCACTCAGCGTATAATTGGTCGGAGGCGAAAGGGTGATGATGGCGTCAAGTCCAGTCGAAGAGCGTAACTTTTACCTCACCCTTTCTATACTTGAAGGGCAGAAGTTAGCGCATGCTGCAGGGTTCTCTGTTCCCTCTGCAGAAGTTCAAGAACACGAAATCATGGACATAATGCAAAAATGGTTTACTTTATCTCACGCAGGTATCCTAGACAGCGTAAAAGAATGCGCAAACTGGATGGTAAACATCCTGCGTGATACTAGCGATCTAGACGAGGACACCATTGTCTCTACAGAGAACATTATTACAGCCTTTGGTATAGCAGCCATAGCTCACCTAATTGACCAAGAGATGCTGAACATTGTCGAACCTGAGAAGTATGACCCATCATTAGTTGAAACTAATATTGTGTCACTGCTAGGATTCATGTTATCATCAGCACTATCAGATGACGATTACGACTTAGAGGAGGATGACGAGGATGAGCAGTGATTGGTGGTCTAAGAAACTTAGTGGTAATCCAACCACTTCTTCTAGACCCACAACTTCATCTATGCCACCGACTACAATCCCTATACGCCTACCGTCTGGGCTGACTCACTCTAATCCTCAGCCATACAGAGACACTCCACTACCTCAACAACCTGTATCAAACGAACCCATTACCATGGGTGAAGCCCTAAGACAACCGCATCTATGGGAAGGTCGAGGAGAAGCTGCTAAGAAGCAGGGGAATCTAACCTGCCCAGAGTGTGGTAGTGGTAACGTATTTGTACGTACAGCTAAAGGTGGAAACACAACAATCAACGGTAACAGCCCAGCACCGCGATGCTTTGAATGCGGTTGGAATGGTATGTACGACCAAGCCTCCCAAGCTTCTTGGGGAGTATAACAACAAGGAAAACAATGAAAAGTGAAACTGGCCGTGAGAGCCTTGAATCCATTATTTCTTCTATTAACAAGAAATATGGAGATCAAGTTATTGTACAAGGAAACCAGGTAAAAGAAGAAGTGCCCCGTATTACAACAGGAGTACTAGCTTTTGATCTTATGCTTGGCGGCGGGTGGCCTATGAACCAATGGTCTGAGATCATTGGTGATGAGTCATCAGGGAAGACAGCTTTGGCTTACAAGACCATTGCTGCTAACCAAGCTGCTGACCCGGAGTGGGTGGCTATGTGGATTGCCGCCGAAGAATTTGTTCCAGACTATGCAAAAGCTATCGGCGTTGATCTAGACCGCCTGTGGGTAGTTGAGACTAACGTAATGGAGCAAGTCTACGATCTTATTATTCGCGCAATGGAGAATAGGGCAGTTGACTGCATTGTTCTAGATTCACTTCCGGCACTAGTCCCCGGTGATGAAGCTGAGAAGATGATGGATGAGTTCTCCATGGGTCTAGGAGCTAGACTGACTGGAAAGTTTTTCCGTAAGAGCAGCAAGGCGCAAAAGCGGTCGTTGATTAACGAGGATCGCGGGTGCACTGGTTTGATCATCAACCAATGGCGCGAGAAGATTGGCGTGATGTATGGAGACCCACGCACCACACCAGGTGGTAAAGCCAAGAACTTTCATTACTTTGTAAGACTAGAAGTAAAACGAGATGAGTGGTTGAAGTTTAAAGATGAGCCAGTAGGTCAGACCATTAAAGCCAGAACTCTAAAGAACAAGACGTACAGACCGCAACAGGTTGCTGTTGTTGACTTCTACTTTGCTGACTGCCAATCATTCAAACTAGGTGACTTTGATGTGATCAAAGACATTGTTAACATCTGTATTGCAACAGACATAATCACAAGAGCTGGAGCGTACTACAACTACAAAGACCAAAAGTGGCAAGGAAAAGATGCCCTATTGCTTGGAGTTCGCGAGGACTTGGGGCTACAATCTGAACTCAAAGAGAAAGCAAAGGAGTATTTCCTATGATATTCGGTAGAGAAGACAGAGCAGATCAGCAACGTGAGATTATGAGAGCTTCCAAGAAGCAGGAGAAGCGTTCTGCCAAGATGTACAAAGGCAGTAGGAACGCAGGATCTGGGTCTGGTTGGCTTAGAAAGAACGACGTGCGCACTCACGAGCTTCTTATTGAGAACAAGCTCACAAACAATCTAAAGTCCTACTCAATTAAGGCTAGTGAGTTGGCTGATCTTACTCAGCGCGGTGTCCTTGAAGACCGTCTTCCAGTGCTTCAGTTTGACCTTGGGGGCAGACACTACGTAATTCTTAACGAGGCTGACTTCCAAATGTTGGTAGGAGTAGACGGGGATCGTCTGTGACAGAGACACCTTGGTACGCCAAGACTTACAAAGAATCAATAAAGTCAAAAGGTCGTATACTACCAGTAATACAAGAGCGGCTTGTGGTAAACAACCGTGAGAGAAACCAACACAGAGACACTGACCACTTGCATCCCTCTGAGCTTTCAAAGAAAGACTGGTGTGCTAGAGCCGCATGGTATAAAATTAACAAGTATCCTGCCTCAGATGAGTCATATAATATGACTAGATTAAATGTGTTTGAGGAGGGCCATGCGATTCATGCAAAGTGGCAGAAGTGGATGCACCAAGCTGGCATCCTTGGTGGCAAATGGGAATGTGCGTCGTGCTCTGAAGTATGGTACGGGGTTTCTCCTAGCTCTTGCCACCAGTGCAATTCTAGTAATGTCCTTTATCGCGAGGTACCTGTACGTGACGATGGGTTTCGCATACTCGGTCACGCGGATGGAGAATTGGTTGATGGGGAAGGCAAAGCCCTTATTGAAATAAAGAGCGTTGGCCTTGGCACCGTGCGGTGGGATCACCCAAACTTGTACAAAGCATACTCAAGTGGTGAACTAACCCTAGACGGCCTTTGGAAAAACATAAAAAAGCCATTTGCGTCCCACGTCCGTCAGGGCCACATCTACATGCACTGCACAGGCCACGACAAAATAGTGTTCATCTATGAGTGGAAGCCCACCCAAGAGGTAAAGGAATTTACTGTTACCTTTCAAGAAGAAATAATGCAGCCAATTCTTGACAACTGCAGCAAAGTTATTGCACACTTAGAGGACAACACAGAACCAGAGCGCCCAGTTTGGGCATCTGATAGTAAGGCTAACGGTTGTAAATACTGCCCCTACAAGAAAGTTTGTTGGAATTGAGAGTAATACCAAAAGATGATGGAGACCCTGCTCTCTCCAAATTTAAGAGTAAGTTCTCCCTGCCTACTAGGCCGTCAGACAACCCACCAGAACTACCAGACCACCTAGACGACCTAGACGACAGTGACCTAATGGATTTGTATACAGAGTTCATGTCTTGGGTATCTTACACAAAGGGCCAGTTAGTGCAAGCTGAAATTGATGAAGATAGGGATGGCAACCTATGTAGAATCACAGAAGCAAAAGTATTGATTGAGCAGTGGGGGTCTGATGTTAAGGGTGACCGGGTAACCATTGCTAAGGCACGTCGAGACACCGACCATAGGGTTGTTGCTCAGCAAGAGAAGTATCAAGTTTCTAGAGCTTATCGTAAACTCGTTGAAGCTGTATTTGAATCCTGTGAACGCGGGGCCCAGTTGCTTTCGCGAGAGCTAAGTCGTAGAATTGGTTTAAGTAGTAAAGACAGCAGAACATCAAGATTCGGAGCATGATATGTCAGATCCCTACGGATACGCCGCAGCAAAAGAAGCAAACGCCCGACTTAAGCGGCAGCAAGATACCTACCGGTATACAACCGAGCCACTTAACAGACTCAATGATACCCTGCAGGATATCCTAAATGAACTTCGTAAGATCAACGACAAGCTACACAATGACTGACGACATTGTTACCCGGCTAGAAAACTGGGATGATCAGCAGCCACCATTCTCAGTAATGCAGGAAGCCGCAGATGAGCTTAAACGGCTGCGAGCCGCACTTGAAGACTGTGAGAGAGATTTCCACTCACTCAAGGTGATGTTTGATAAAATGAGAGTTGGCCGGAACTACTGGCGCAAGTATGCAGAGCAGAACTATGGCAAATAGAGCTAAACAAAAAGGCACATCGTTTGAAACGTCTATTAAACGTTATCTAAACGCTAATGGTTTTCTAAAAGCCGCCCGTACTGTCCTCAAAGGTAGTGAAGACACAGGAGATATCAACGGAATCAGAAACAATCTTGCCGAAAGAGAGCTTGCTATACAGTGTAAAAACCAACGTAAGCTAAACCTAAGTGGTTGGTTAGACGCAACTGTTGAGCAAGCATCCAAACTGGGCAAGTCGATGCCAGCTTTAGTTGTTAAGCGGGCTGGTAAAGGTGAAAAAGCATTAGGTGATACCTACGTTGTGATGCGGTTAGATGACTTTGTTACTCTGCTGAAAGAGGGCGGTTACTCGTAAAATTATAGGGTTGATAACAACCTTTTAAACATACGGAGTAAACTATGTCCCAAGAACCAGTAGATGATATTGTAAAAGTATCAGGTGGAAGCAATCCACAAAGCGTAGGGTCGATTGTAGCCAGGTCAGTAATCGCTGGACAGTCCCCTAAAATGCGCGCAATAGGCGCCAGTGCTGTTAACCAAGCAGTTAAGGCATGCGCTATTGCCAGAGGCTTCGTAGCACCAAGAGGGGTCGACCTATGCTTTATCATAGGGTTTGACGACATTCCAGGAGACAACGGAGAAACGATTTCCGCTATCTCTTTTAAGCCTGTTACACGTTAACCATAACCCAAATAACTGGTATTATATTAAGTAACGCGTGCTTTTCTCATGGAGTAACCAATGGCCAAAGACCCAAACGAAGACACATC